TACCAGATACCTGCGTGGACCTACATGCAGCAGAATATCCCCGGGTTGAGGGGATGTTGTGTGTGGCATCGTCGAGCAGGTAAGGACCTGATGGCATTGAATCTTTGCACGTGCAAATCCCAGGAGCGTGTGGGAACTTATTGGCACGTCCTACCCACATATAAGCAGGGCCGAGCGATCGTGTGGAATGGTATTACGAAGGAGGAGCGATCCTTCCTGTCGTTCATACCTGAGCCCCTAACGAAGGGCTTCAATTCAACGGAGATGAGGGTGGACTTCAAGAATGGGAGCTTCTACCAGGTGGTTGGGTCAGACGACGTTAATCGGCTGGTTGGGACAAACCCAATAGGTGTGGTCCTGTCTGAGTATTCCCTACAAGACCCTGGCGCCTGGGATTACATCAGGCCGATCCTTGCGGAAAATGGTGGGTGGGCGCTGTTCATCTATACACCACGCGGAAAGAACCATGGCTATGACCTCTATGAGATGGCGAGGAACAACCGCCAGTGGTTCTGCGAGAAGTTGATCGCTGGTAATAATGGCACCAAGCGTCACGATGGAACGCCGGTGGTGAGTGATGAGGCGATCCAGAAGGAGCGGGACGAAGGAATGCCTGAGGAGACCGTCCAGCAGGAATTCTTTGGGTCGTTTGAGTCACCGCTCGTGGGATCCTACTATAGCAATGAGATGACGCGCGCGGACCTCGAGGGACGAATCTGCAAAGTGCTTCACGAGTCGGATCTCCCGGTCCATACCTACTGGGATTTGGGGATGGACGACTCGACCACGATCTGGTTCGTTCAGTTCGTGATGAACGAGATCAGGCTAATTGACTACTACGAGTGTTCGGGTGAGGGCGCGGCCCACTATGCGTCGGTATTGTTCGGAGAGGAGCAGCACTCGAGGCACAGGAGCTTCTACAATTATGGGTCCCACACGGCTCCTCATGACATCAAGGTCCGTGAGTGGGGTGGTGGTAAGTCGAGGCTTGAGGCCGCGGCCAGGCTGGGGATCAAGTTCCGAATCTGCCCCAAAATAGAGCTCCTTGATGGGATTCAGGCGGTTCGGTCGATCTTTAGCCGATGCATCTTTGATAAGGACCGATGCAAGCAGGGGATCAGGTGCTTGAAGGAGTATCGTAAGGAGTGGGACGACATTAATTTATGCTTCTCGACTAGGCCGGTTCGGGACTGGGCCACTCATGGAGCGGATGGTTTTCGGACGATGGCCACTTCGATTCGGCATAAGCCGAGGGATGGGAGCGATCGTCAACGAAAGGCGGTAGACACATTCAACTATGCGAGGTAATTATGGATGAAGAGGCTAGCATTAATATGTCAAAGGAGGTAGCGGACGTTGCACAGGCCGCTCAGGAGGTCGAGAACAGGATCCTTGACCTGCAGAATAAGCTCCTTGGCCATCAGGGCCAGAACACTGAGCTCAAGTCGGAGTTGGCTGCGTCCAATTCGGAGCGTGAGCAGCTCAGGCAGGCGCTCGTTACGTCCGAAGGCGAGGTTCAGAAGCTTCAGAATGCGGACGCATCTGTGGCGCAGCAGGAACTGAGTCGCCTGTATGCGGCGCTGGGAGTTGATCCCACGCAGCCTATTCAGGCAATCCACGACAGGCTTCATGTCCTGGGAGTTCCGGGATACTGAGGAGAAACACTAACGAAAGGTAATAGTATGGCGAAGGCAATATACGTTGTGACCGTGCAAAAGTATCCGCTCGGTCAGAAGCCCCCATGGCTTGGGCTAAAGAAGGCGGGTGGTGAGCAATACCACACCAGTGGAACCAAGAGTTCACGCACAGTGTCAACACATGCCATTGTGATGGATGATTCGAATGAAAATCTCATCACATCGGATCTTGACGCCAATGTGTTAACGCCGCTTAAGACCGATTCACCATGAGGCCAATCGACAGGGCGAGGGAAGTATATGAACGCGAACTTTGTGGAAGAACATTTGATGAGGATCTTGCTCTACATCTCCGTAGTGGGGTTGTGTTCTCTGATGATCGCGTATTTTGCCTCGCTCGCCCTGTCTTACGTAGGGCGCCGACCATCCTCGTGGTTGATCCGGCCGTCGTCTTTACAACTGCTGATTGCTGGCTTGTGTTTCTTGCAGCTGGTGATCTTTCTCGCCTTATTGAGCTCATGCCTCACGTATATGCGTGGGTTGCGTGGGAAGTCGATAACAAGTTACGATACCACAACCTTCAACGCGTCATTGAATTATGCGAACGACGAGTAAACTTATTGAGCGGGCGACCAAGTGCTTTAAGAATGGTGGAATGCCAAAAGCCCCAGCGCCCCCACTACCACCAGCACCATCACAAGCCGCCGATAATGCCAACAAGATTTTGCGAATTGCCAGGCAGCGACGTGCTGTAAATGCTGAGTCAATCCTCACTGGGAGTCCAACCGGGCAAGGCACGGCTAGTCGAAGGCGTGCGCTTGGGACGCCTCCCGGGGAATCACCATCGATACTGAAATCTTTACTTGGCCAATAACATGAAGCAAGAAGATCCTAAGGCAGTTGAGCTGCTCCAGATGTTTGGGCAGATGAAGACGCTCCGCGCTAGCTATGAGAATAACTGGCAGCAGATCAAGGACTACGTGCGTCCTGGTGGTGGGAACTTCCAGCGACAGTCTGCGCCTGGATCTGCACAGAGTGACGACATCTACGACTCCACCGCCGTGAAGGCGTGCGCAACGTTCGCGTCTGCACTGCATGGCTACCTCGTCAATCCGCACGACAGGTGGTTCACTCTCGCGGTGCGAGGTGTTAGTGACGAGGATCTTGATGATGAGTCCCTCGCCTGGCTTGAGGACGTGTCTGACAGGATCTTCTCCCAATATCAGGTCGCGGAATCCAATCACACGATCACTTTTCACGAGAATTTCCTCGACCTCGGGGCATTTGGGAATGGGTGCATCTATCAGGACTGGGACTACGAGGGTAAGCACCTACTCTTCAAGCAATTTTCCCTCTCCGAAGTGTTCGTCAAGCTCAACTATAAGGGGCGAGTTGACACCGTTGCTCGTCAGTGCAACTACACCATGAGGCAGATTCTCCAGGAGTTTGGGGATAAGCTTCCACCAGGTTTGCAGGATGAGCGCATCCAGAACAAGTCGGGTGATCGCGAATATTCGGTGATCCACCTCGTGCTTCCGAGGTCCCCACAAAACCCTGGTTTGGGTGTTGCTACGTCTAAAGCTTTCGCATCCTTCTGGCTCTGCGAAGACACAAAGGAGGTCATCAAGGAGTCGGGATATGATTCGCTCCCATATCACTTTGGGCGATGGACGGTTATGCCGCGAGAGGTTTATGGACGAGGTCCGGCGATTGACATGCTGCCCGATATTCGCATGCTTAATAAGTTTGAGTATGTGATGATCAAGGCGGGCATGAAGGCCGTCGATCCTCCCCTCCAGGTTCCAGATGATGGGTTCACTACCCCAATCGATACGGGACCGGGTGCTATCATCTGGCACGATCCGATGGTTGAGCGGATCGAGGCGCTCGTTCATGAGGGCAATTTGCCCTTTGGTTTGGAGCAGGCGAATCAGAAGCGTCAATCCATTATGGAGGGCTTTTACGCTGACTGGATCCACATGGAGAAGGAGAATGTGGAGATGACCGCGTTTGAGGTTCAGGACCGACGCGATGAGAAGTTTCGCCTAATGACTCCGCTTCTGGGTCGTGTGGCATCTGAGCAGCTGGGGCCATCCATCAGCAGGAGTTATGCCCTTCTTGATGAGCACGGTGTCATTCCCCCAGCACCTGAGAGTTTACGTAAACTCGGTGCTTCACTGCGCATCGTCTACATTGGTCCGGCGGCTAAGGCTCAGGAGGGTGTCAAGACGATGAATCTCTCCAGGTTCATGCAGGATGTTGCTCCCGTGGCGCAGGTTGACCCGTCTGCCCTGGACGTCGTTAACATGGATGAGGTGGTTAAGGAGGCTGCGCGGGGCCGCTCGGTTACTCGCAAGGTCATCAGGTCACCTCAGGAAATTCAGGCGATTCGTGAGAAGCGAGCCCAGGCCCAGGTGGCACAGCAAGCAATGGCGGCTGTTGAGCCACTCTCCAAGGCGGTTAAGAATGCCGCTGATGCTGGGAGGTCCGCGTGAGGATGGGTGAGTTACTTCAGAAGGCGAGGCACCTACTTCCTATCTGGAAGCGTCAGAGCACACACCAAATTTACAAGCACATCTTCGAGAGCCCTGAGGGTAAGCTCGTGCTTAGGCACATTGCGAAGAGTGGCTTCCTTTTCCGGACGACCTTCGTCCCCGGACAACCAGAACGAACACTGCTTAATGAGGGTCGGCGGTGGCTTGCGCTGGACATACTAAAATACGTAAATAAGGACCCGCAAGAACTCCTCAAGATTCTTGAGGATGGAATGGAAACACATGCTAACATACAAACCGATATTAATGGCCGCCGATGATGGGGGAGGCGGGGGAACTTCGAATTGGAGGGATGTGCTGCCCCCTGAGCTGCGTGCCGATCAGTCACTGGCTCAGGTCCCTGATGTGCCCACGCTTGCAAAGAATTATCTCCATTCGCAGCGGATGATTGGTGATCGATTCCCGCTGCCGAAATCGGACTGGAAGCCTGAGCAGTGGTCGGAGCATTGGACTCGGCTGGGGCGTCCTGATGCTCCGGACAAGTATAAGTTGCCGGAATTCAAATTCGCCGACGGCTTTCCTCAAATAGCCGAGGACAAGTTGAAGGGCTCCCTAAAGGTTTTGCATGACCTGGGATTGACGCAACCCCAGGTAGAGGGTGTCCTGAAGCATCACTTCACGGACCTGGATTCCGCCTACAAGTCTGATCAGGAGCGGCGCAAGGTGTCGCACGCCGAGGGCATGAACAAGCTTCGGGACCATTTCGGGTCGGAGGATAAGCTGGGATTCGCTCTTGATCGGGCCAAGGCCGCGCTCCAGAAGCTGGGTGGGGATGAGAAGCAGTTCGAATCCCTCCTAACGTTCTTGGATCGTAAGAACCTTGATAATGATCCGGCGTTCATTATCCTACTCTCCAAGGTCGGGGAGATGGTGATGGAGGATCGCGCTAACGGTGGCAGTAGCACGGAGTTCAAGGGTTCCGCTGCCCAGGCCGCTCTCGAGATTGACCGCCTATCCAAGGATGCTGAATTCCAGAAGGCTCTTCAGGATCCAGCAGCCCCAGGACATGTCGAGGCCCTTGAGCGCTGGAAAGCCGCCCATTACCAGGCGTATCCAGGAAAACAGGAAAATAACTGATCGTAATCTTTGGTATTTACAAGAAGCTCAGGCCATGTTAACATGTGGCCTGAGCAACATTTCGCTGGGTAGCCATCCGGTCCAGCGTTACTTCAGGTAATTTCCTGACGTCCAAGCGAACGTGTTCGCCAGGTCGGGTCCGATGAGGGCAGCCCTCCCGCTAATTGTCAGCATCCTTACTCAAGAATTATGAGTTTCGAAATTGATAAGGCGTTAGTGCAGGCCTATCGTCGGAACATAAATCTCAAGTTTCAGCAGAAGGGTTCTCGCCTCCGCCCATGGGTGCGGAATGAGAGTCAGAATGCGGAGTTTGAGTTCTATGACCGCATCGGGCCCACAGACGCGGTGGAAGTCACCACTCGACATGGTGATACGCCCTTAATTGGGACTCCACATGACCGTCGGCGCGTGGCTTTGCGCGACTTTGATTGGGCAGACCTGATCGATCGCAAGGACAAGCTTCGCATGTTGGCTGATCCAACCTCCTCGTATGTGACCAACGCCGTCTACGCCCTTGGGCGCAAGATGGATGACATCCTTATTGAGGCGGCCTTTGGTTCGGCGTGGACTGGGAAGAAGGGCGACACTGAAGTGACGTTTGCAGCTGGTTCCGAGGTTGCTGCGACATTCGTTGAGGATGGCGCTGCCCTCTCATCTAACCTTACGGTTGGAAAACTTCGTCAGGTTCGTTACCTCCTGGATAAGGAGGAAGCGGCTGCTGAAGATGAGGCGGATTTGACGGCCATCGTTGATCCGAAGCAGACACAGGCTCTCCTTCGCCAGACTGAGGTTACTTCGTCTGATTACAATCAGGTGAAGGCCCTCGTGGAAGGCAAAGTGGATACCTTCATGGGTTTCCGCTTCATCAAGTCCAATCGTCTACCTAAGACTGGCAATCTTCGTGAGTGCCTCTTCTTTGAGCGGCAAGGTTTGCTCCTTGCTACCGCGAGCGAGGTCATGGTTGATGTCGGTCCTCGACGCGATAAGCGTAATTCAGTTCAGGTCTACGTCTGTGGATCATTTGGCGCCTCCCGCATGTGGGAGGAGAAGGTCATTCGCGTAAAGTGCGACGAGACGGTTTAACCGCGGCTAATGAAAGGATACTTGTATGGCAGACATTCGTTCAACGCAATACACTCAAGTTAAGCCGCCCAATTATGCGCCGCTCAAGCCCAACGAGAAGGAGGGACGTGAGCGTATATTCTTCGCTGAAATCGTGTTCAGTGGCGCCCTCAATGGGGACGTCATCTTGTGGGGCACGCTTCCGAAGGGTGCGCGCTTGGTTGGTGGCCGTTTGATCGGTAACGCGAACGGCGCCGGTGTCACCTTTACCTTGGGTGATACAGGATCGGCGGCTCGCTTCCTTGCTGCTACCGCGTATAACGCGGCTACGACAACGGAAGTTGCCAATACCTATGCGCTCTCCGCAGGGTATGAGTTCTCGGCGGAGACGGTCATTACTTCGACGATTGGCGGTGGCAACCCCACCAATGCGACGAAGCTGATGGTCATTCTGAAATACGTCGTGGATTAACCGCGTCCGGCAACGCGGCTCAGGGGACGGGAGTCCTGGCTTGGTTCGGGCTGGGACTCCTTCCCAACTTAATGCATGTCTACTGCAAGAACAGTTGAAGAGATTGCGAATGGCGCGCTCGTTAAGCTTGGCGAGGGTGCACCCTTCATTACGGACCTTAATGCGGACACCTCTAAGTCGGGCAAGATCTGCAAGGAACGTCTGGCATCTTGTCGTCAAGCCTTCCTACGGAAGCATCACTGGAATTTTGCGATTCGACGAAAGCGCCTCACTCCCACGTATAAGACGATCACGAATGTTGCAGCTGGTGCGGGATCAAAGATCCGGATCACCATCGCAGCTCATGGCTGGGCAACTGGGGATCGTGTAACCATCGTCGAAGTTGCGGGCGTTACCTCAGCTAATGGGTCAAGATACATCACGGTGATTGATGCCAACAATTTTGACCTGGACGATTCGTTATTTTCGGGGACGTATACCGCTAGTGGGCGTGCTACACTTGCTCCAGCATTTGACTATACTTATCAGATTACGCTCCCAACGGATTGTTTGAAGGTGGTTCAGGTCAATGAGAATGACGAAAAGTTTCGCGTTGAGGATGGGATGCTTCTGCTTGATGATAGCACGGCGAACATTAAGTATGTCTACGACAATACCACCTATTCTAAGTGGGATTCAGCGGCTTATGAATGTTTCCAGATCTATCTTGCGTGGGACATTTGTGAGGCCGTTACTCGATCTACTGAGAAGCAGGAGGGGTTGCTTAAGGCCCTGAAGGACGAGCTGAAGAAGTGTAAGAACATCGACGCGAATGAGGACATCCCCGATAAGCTTCGGGATGATTGGATCATTGAGCAGCGCTTCTCACAAAATCGTGGATTTGTTCGAGACCCAATGACGTGAAGGCTAATCCCATACAGACGAACTTTACTGCGGGTGAAGTATCACCATACCTTCGCGGTAGAGTTGATACGTCTAAGTATGCGAATGGTTGTGAGGTCCTCAAGAATCTTATCGTGCGTCCACAGGGACCCCTTCGTAGGCGTCCTGGAACTGAGTATGTCATAGCAGCTAAGCAGACAGCCACCAAGGCCCGGTTGATCTCCCTCAATAACACCTACGTCATTGAGTTTGGTGTGAATTACCTTCGAATCTATGACCGTAAGTATGCAAGCATAAAGTCTGGATCTACCGTTGAGCTTGTTACCACCTATGGGGAGTCAGATCTGCCGAAGATTTCTTGGGAGTCTGTGGGCAATGTCATGTATATTGCTTGTAAGGGATTTCACCCAAAGAAGTTGTGGAATTTAGCAAAGTCGGTTGGAGGAGTTCCATCTGATGTGGATGCGACTCAGGGCTGGGTGTTCGAGGACGTTCCGTTCAAGGATGGTCCGTATATGCCTCTGCTCCCATACAACATTCGCATGGCACTGACGAATGTGTCGGATACAGCTACGATGACGTCGTCCCTTGCGACGCAGTTTAATCCAGCTGCAGATGTGGGCAAGTATGTGGAGTTCTTTCAAGACGGTGAGTGGCGCTTGGCGAAGATTACGGCGATCCCTGGGGGCGTAGCCACCAATACCTGCACAGTGGACATCGTCGACAACGTCTTCATCGGCGTGGATCCTGTCATTGGCTTAAGCACCAAGGTCGCTGGCACCCCACGAACGCCCACGTCTGGAACGTCGATAGCTACCACGGTAGTTCTTGCCCTACAGAGGCATCTTGCCGGGTCATATCGAATTCCAACAGGCTTTGGAACGGCGGATAAGATGACGCCCTACTCCACGTCCCAGGGATTAGATCCTGCCACCCCGCTTACGATTGGGGCTGGTGCGACGGGAGATATTACGTCAACATTTGTTGGTGTTCTTACAACCACACATGGACAGGTCTTCACGCGTGCGGATGTTGGTAAGTTTATTCGTAAGGCCGTTAACGACTGGAAGTTGATGGTCACCTTCAAGAATGATGCCAACATGGCATACGACAACACTGGGATCGTATTCCTTGCTGTGGCGGCTCCAGACACAGTGGCCGTGACTCCTGGAACTCGTGTAATTACCGCAACGTGCACGTCATCGACGGGATTTGTTCCGGGATTAGCATATCCCGGAACTGAGATATTTCACCCAAACGACATCGGACGCCACATCCGATTCAATTTCGGGGGCCAGCAGATCTGGGGCAAGATTACTGCACGAACCAGCAATACCGTAGCTACGATTACATTTTACGACTCACTTCCACTGGGACCGCAAGACGCGCGCGAGTTGCCGAATAAGGGAGTCACGGACATTTGGCGGTATGGTTCATGGTCTGGTCGCACTGGGTATCCACAAGCCGTTACTATCCATGAGCAGCGGACTGTTTGGGCATCCACTCCAGCAGAGCCACAGTCTTTCTGGATGAGTCGTTCGTTGGATTTCGAGACCATGTCCCCGACTGAGCCGGACTCGAGCGTTCCAGATGATTGTGGCATCTCATACCTTATCGCCTCGTCTAGTCCGCAGGAAATCTGCTGGATGCGTTCTGGAACGGTCCTGATGGTTGGAACCAAGACTGGTGAATGGCAGGTTCGTTCAGCCTCCTCGGTGCAAGAGCCAATCTCACCAACGAACATCATTGCCCAGCCCCAGACGACTGGGGGTTCCGCAGTGTGCTGGTCTGTTCGAGCAGGTTCTGCCATATTGCACATCGACAAGACTGGTAGGAAGGTTCTGGAGCTGACCTATAGCTTTGAACAGGACTCTTGGATCTCGAGGGATTTGACGATCGTTAGTGAGCACATCATTCGTGACCATGGTGGTGCGATAGACATCGTCTACCAGCAGGAGCCTAATAGTGTGGTGTGGGTTCTCTGCGCGGATGGAACTCTCTGCGCCTTAACATACGTTAGGGATCAGGAGGTTGCTGGCTGGCATTGGCACACCTTCGTTGATAATGACGGCGTGGCTCCTGTTGTGGAATCCATCTGTGCGATTGAATCAACCGATGAGGACGAGGATACGCTCTTCATGGTCGTTCAGAGGACCATCAACGGGTCGGTTGTTAGATACGTTGAGGCACTCGCGGCAGAGGATTATCCGACTGATGCAGCTGATCGATCCGGGTTCAATTACATGGACTGCCACAAGATCTTTGCTGGCCCAGGTGGTGCCACACTCTCTGGATTGGCGCACCTTAATGGTGAAACGGTCCAGATCATGAAGAATGGCGTGTTCATCTCGACCGGGGTGGTTGCTGGTGGAAACGTTACAGTTGGTGGTCAGGACTTCACTGGAACCATCTGTGTGGGATTACCATTTAAGTGGCACCTCAAGTTTCTTCCCCCTGAAGGTGGTTCGCCGTTTGGCAGCGCGCAAGGTAAGCGCAAGACCATCGTTAAGGCCGATGTCCGACTCGATGAGACCATTGAGTTTAGGCATGGGCTTACTGAGGCTCTCGCCTCAGGTGGTCACCTAATGAAGCCGGATGAGGGAACCCTCTTCACGGGAGATTATGAGGTTAATGTCGAAGGGCAGTGGGAGTCCCACATGGGCTACTACCTTTATGGCGATACGCCCTACCCCTTCACCCTCGTGGCGCATATGCCTCACTTGCACACTAACCAATGAGCGTGATACTTCCATTGAATCGCGAGCACATTGAGCTGCACGTTCAGTATGCGGAGGTGGGTCGAACTCCGTTAGCTGAACGCTATTCGTGGGATGCCCTCCTCGCACAGCCTGGCTGGGCACTCGTGGATGACGGTAGAGTGACTGGCATTGGTGGCATTGTGAATCTCTGGAGGGGCGTTGGCGAGGCGTGGGTCTCAGCGACTGATGATCTTCTCAAGCATCCACTAATGCTGGGTCGGGGCGTCCTTAAAACCCTGGAATATGTTCAGTCCCAGGGGACCTATCATCGGTTGCAGATGACCACGCCTAAGGTTCCGGAGATGTGTCGCTGGGCTGCATTCCTTGGCTTTCACTTGGAGTGCATCATGAGGAAGTATCTCTGGAACGGTGAAGATCGTTACCTATTTGCGAGGCTTTATGGGTCTTGAGACGATAGCATTACTCTCAGTCGCAGTTTCAGCTGTGGGGGCTGGGTATGGTATCCATTCAGCTATTGAGCAGGGTGAGCAGGCCTCAGATGTTGCGAAGTTTAATGCACAGGTTCAGGAGAATAACGCACTTGCTGCTTCCCAGCAGGCCCAGTATGAGGCCGATAGGATTGTTAAGCGTAATCGTTTACTTATTGGTAAGCAGCGAGCTGGTTTTGGTAAGAATGGAGTTCTTGGTGCTTCACGTGAGGATGTGGAGTTTGACTCATATTCTGAGGCTGAGCTTGATCGTATGTCGGCGCTGTATGCCGGAAGAATTGCAGCAAATGCTCAACGCTCTGGTGCTCGGTTATCGCGACTCGAGGGTCGAAGTGCTAGAGCATCAGCTCATCGACGTGCGGCGTCCATCCTCTTTGAGGGCACTGGGGATACGTTAAGCGCGTATGGGTCATATTCACGAATAAGAAATCCCGACATAAGCTAATGGCAAAGATACCAACAATTCTGTCTGATTCGGCGATAAGGTCTGGTTCCACCAGTCCGTTGGGTAATCCGTCTGAGTTAGTGGTCGATGATCGCATTGCGTCGGGATTGTCGGGACTGTCGAGGGGAGTCCAGACCATTGCGGGGGCTAAGCTTCAGATCGACCAGCAGCGTCGACAGTTTGAGGAGGTTCGCTGGGTTAATGATAGCATTGGTCAGGAGCGGCACTACCTACATTCGTGGGCCATGGCTGAGCTCGGAAAGAACGATGAGAATGTTGGGGAAAACTTCTGGACGCACGCGAATGAGAGGATCTCGCAATATGAGTCGAGTGCACCTTCCGCTAAGGCCGCGAAAGCTTACCGAAATCAGATCGGGGACTTCATCTTTTCTCGATACACGACTCTTACGAAGGTGGGGCAAGACCTCAAGATTCAAAAGACCATACAGAGTGTCAATGAACAGACCTCGAATGCCCTAGGTATCTATAGGGAGTCAGGCGCAATGCCAGAGGCACTCGGTGAACTAAACCGGGAATATGAGAGGATCGGGGGATACATCGACCAGGTCTTCGGACAACTGGCCCCGGAAAAGTCGCGCGAGATGCGTGAGAATCTTGCCATTGAGATGGCGCTCGGAGCCATGGACAAGAATCCTGGCTTTGCGAAGATGATCATCGAGACTGACAAGTTCCTCGATGAGAGGAGTCGATCCTCGCTCAAGAATCAGCTCGAACAATCCCTCAAGGAGAGCCGTAATCTTCTCGTGGATAAGTTTGAGGAGACGCGCGAAGATCACATCGTTCAGGCTGAATTTGGTGTCGTGGATAAGCCTCTTCCGCTGCGCCTGTATGAGGCTGTTTATGGTAAGGGAGCTGAGGCAGAGCGACAGAAGCGTAAGGATGACTTTCATGTGGCGGTCCATGTTCGTGCGAATCAATTCATGGAGAAGTTCGCCCCAAGTAATGCTCACACCGTATCCGCCGCGTTTGAGTCCTTGAGCAAAGATGTGCGAACGCTTGAGGATCGGACGGTTCTGAGGATACTGGACGATAAGGTTCGTGGACTGGTCCAGCTCCAGAAGACGAATCGAGTGGCGTGGCTGACTCAACATAATCCAGAGGTTAAGCGCCTCACTAAGGAGGTCGAGGAGGCCGCCACTCAATCTGATCGTCAACAGGCATCTAGTCTCAGGAATGTCGCCATCAAGAAGTATCAGGGACGTGCCCCGGAGAAGGCGCCCAATCCTGAGTGGTATCTTGGACTGTCGACGGATGACGTCAGCCTCCTTGATGTTGGCGTAGCGACCGAGACTGCCAATGCCATCAATAAGGGAACTGCGAGTGAGGTCCTCGGGCAGATCGACTCGCTGCTGGCCCAGTTTCCTGATGACCAGGATAAGCATATCGCGTTACGTGACCTGGCCGTGCTGCCTCCTGCTGGTCAGTCACTCAGGCCTGATTATCGGATGGTTGTTACTCACCGGAATAAGTTCTGGGTGGATTCCCTCATTGGGGCCATCGACAAGGTGAAGGAGCTTGGTAAGCTTAACCCAGAAACCAAGGAAACTTTAGGTAAGGAGGTCGATAAGAATTCGACGTGGGTTAAGTTTCGGAGAACTCACGTGGTTGATAATTCCCAGCGGGCGGATGAGGTGGAGGGTTATCGTGAAGCCATCCTCGCATATGCAAATGCCCTGATGGTTAATCAGGGGCATGATCCCAAGGACGCAGTTAAGAAGTCCATTGGAATGCTTGTAAGCTCTGAGCTTGGATTCACGTCCGTGAATGGACAGCCACTTGCCATTACCAAGCAGCGTCCCAATGGGACCGATCGTCCTGATGAGGAGGTCGAGGACCTGGGACGTCGCCTCGAGATTGCGCTTGAGCATCTCGATCCTCGACACGTGAACGTTCAGAATTTCCCAATGCTTAAGAAGTTTCAGACCGACGAGCAGAAGTGGAACCACTTCTATGAGCAGCTTCGTGAGCGTTCATTCTTTCAGCTTAGTCCTGATGGTCAGAGCGTGACAGTCTACTTTCCTGACGATGCTGGTTTACCATTCCAAGTTACTGATACGAATGGCCAGGAGTTGCGGATATACTTCGATGAGCTTCCAGACTTCCTCAGCACTACGCATCCGCTCTCAGGAGTGCGTCGCATACCTGAATTCCCCAAGGATCAGGACATATACACAACTGAGGGAAATTTCCTTGGTCTTGGAAACTTGTTTGGAACGAAGAGGACTGTGACGAATTGGCCTGGAATGCCATACTGGATTCGACCTGGGATTCGCAAGGGAGCTCCGAACACGGTGGACGATAAGTTTATTCCACCAGATCGTAGGGGGAACAAGTGATCTTTTCACAGGTAGAGCCTCGTAGATCGGGCGTCGTTAATCGGGTGGATGTTCCACTCGGACGATACCTTGGTGCGGCTTGGGATCAGGGGATTGAGGACAGCGCGTTCTCGTCCATATCCCAGATGACCGAGAACTACATCTATGGCGAAGGTCGCAGGATTAGTTCTGAGGAGGCTAATAAGAAGTATTCTGTTCCAGGGCTCAATTTCCAGGAGCCAGTTTATGAGTCCGTCGCCAAAATGATGCGTGAGCGTCACCAGCGACGATTGGACCGTGAGCTTTTAATGGATTCTGCCGAGACCTTCTCCGGACGTTGGTGGGGAGGTCTGGGAGTTGGAGTCCTGTCATCGTTCACCAATCCCCTGGATTTTGCGCTCAACTTCATGCCCGTGGTTGGGTCGGAGAAGTATGCGCGAGCATCAGCCCTCATGGGACGTGGGACGTTTCGAACTTCCCTGGTTCGAGGTCTCATAACTGAGGAGGCGTTAGCGGCGTCTCGCGTCCCATTCCCTAAGCTTACGGGGGCTATTATCGAGGGCGCTGTTGGTCAGGCTATTGCGGAAGTTCCCATTAGGATGGCCAAGGAGCTTAATCTCGAACAGTATGGAACGTTCGACTCCATCACGAATATAGTTGGGGGCTCCATACTCGGTGGCGCAATACACCTGGGTGTAACGGGAGCTGCTCGACTGTTTCGACGATTATCCCCGGAGACTAAGAAGGTTCTTGCGGAACAAGCTGTCGAGCAATTCCTCAAGGGTGAGGACTTCAAGGTTCACCAGTTCGTCGAGATTGACGAGGCCAGGATTCGTGAGCGCGTGGCTTTCGACGCGTCTCAGGCTAAGGATGAGGCAGTCTTGAATCTCAATGAGCGTGAGATCAGGCGGGTGGTTCGTGAGGAGTTCGACGATGAGGTTGTGGCAGCAGCCGTTAAGCTGTCTGATGGCACGATCAATATCGGGCCAATACACTACATAATTGAGGGGGCGGGAACTCAGGGCTCTGTTGATGGATTCTTTACGGCAAAGGGTAAATTCATTTCTCGTGAACAAGCTTTTAAGTTTTTAGATGCGCGCGCTTTGGGACCCAAGAAGGCTGGAGCAGAAGATTTCGGCCTCTTCCTATTGGAGGATGCTGCCGATGACTTAGATTTTCTGCGCGACCAGGGCCTTGAGGGCACGCTTGGAAAACAGGGTGAGCAATCGCTAAATGCTAAGTTTGTTCGCGATTTACGTATTCGTGAGGAGGAGTTCTTCGCTAGGCCAGACGTTGCTGCCTTAGTTGAGGTGGAGCGACAGAAGAGGATTGCTGAATTCGTTGAGGCACGTAAGCGGGAATATGACCCTACTAAGACATTTAGCGATGAAGTCCTTGCCGAGATTGAACGCCAGAAGATTCTTGGACGCATATTAACCCCCGACCAAATAAGGAAGTATGGATTCGAACGAAATGAGTTGGAAAGAACGGCTTCGGCAATTGATGAGGATGTTCGGCAATTGGAGAAAGATCTTGGGATCAAATCAGAAGGGGAAGATTCCTCCGCCGATGCCTCCAAGGGTGGTGACGCCCCCAGAAAAGCCCCCGACCTCAATTGGCGAGTAACTGTTCAACGTCCGCAAGTGCCGGGAGATCCGGGGTATGTCCAGGTCGATGACATCACTGGTAGCCAGAACAAGTGGTCCAAGAACCCCGAAAAACTTCAAGCTGAGGGTTACGACATTCCTGGCAGTAAGGAGTTCATGAAACTTGATCAGGGTCGCTATACCCTCGAAGAAGCCCTGTTCATGATGGATGAGTCCGTCCCAATGAGCCCTGAGGAGCGAGCCCTGCTTGATGCCGTCACTCCCCCAGAGACTAAGGCGATCGATATTGCGGCGGACTGCATAAGGAGGAGTATTAAGTAATGCCAACACCCTGCGCAACGAAGGTTAACCAGAATTCGCAGATGACTCCTCAGGAGGCGGAGGCATTCCTCGCTCGCGTTAAGCGCCTCGCTGAGCAGCGTGCATTACGCCTGGGAGTCGCACTCGATCAGGCCTTAGCCGATGTTATTGGTGAGCTCAAGGCTGAGGAAGTTACGCTCCACAACGTTAGGAAGCGTGCCGCCCTACTAACCATCCAAAAGAAGCGTCACATCAAGAAGTTCGTGTCAAACTTCCCCACTATCGGATCAGGACTCCTTGCCTACTTGGAGGGTGGTAAGGAGAAGGTCCGTGGCGCTAGGCTCTCGGTGGATTATCAGGCGAAGGCTTTACATGGAAAATACTTTGGGCGATTGGTCGCCGAGCTGGAGGAAGCCGGCGTCCTCGGTGATTTCCGACGCAATGAACACGAGCGTGATGTCTTCCACGAGATGTGGGAGCTCTCCACCCCCAATGGGAAGCCCGGCAGCTCAAACAACAAGGCCGCTCAGAAAATCGCCCAGATCGTGGAGTCTGTTACCGCTGACATGGTTGCCCAGCAGAATCGAGCCGGAGCGTTCATTGTTAAGCTTCCCGGTTGGATTCTTAGGCAGTCTCACGATCGAGGCGAAATACGTGCTGCCGGAGGCCCTGGCCTCAAGAATAGGGACGCATCTTTTAAGGCATGGCGCGACTTTGTGTGGGATCGCCTAGACCATGACCGCACATTCATGGGCGAGGATCCCGAACGCTTCCTCAAGAATGTGCATGAGGGGCTCTACACGGGGGTGCATGGCCCCGCTGGGGATGAGAATCAGATGCGTTTCCCGGGCATTACGCAGGGACTTCATCAGAAGGCGAGCCACGAGCGCGTCCTTCACTTCAAGGACTGGGAGGCTGCGTTCGACTACAATCAGCGCTTCGGCATCAAGAGCTTTCGTGACGCAGTATTCTCTGACGTCTACTTCAGGTCTAGGAACATCGCACTGATGGAGAATCTGGGTCCCAATCCAGAGCTCACGTGGAATTCAGTGGCGATTGAACTCGCTGAGGAATATCGCACACATGCTGATGCGGATAAACAGGTGGATTCCCTCAAGACCTGGAAGCTGCGAGCCGCGTTCGAGACCGTCTCAGGCAAGGCGGATATCCCCCAGAACTGGGGACTCACGCAGCACCTTAATGTCGTTAAGGCAGTCACCATCCTCGCCAAGATGGGTGGGACTCTGCTGAATGCGCTCTCTGACACGGTCTTCATGAATTGGGAGATGGCCCACCAGGGGATCTCCAGGATGCAGACCATCGCTGAGTCGATCAAGTCCCTGGCAGTGAGGTCCGGTGAGGAGGAAAAGTTCTTTCGCTATCAGGGTATTGCTATTGATGGCATGATCGGGAGCAATGTTGCACGATATACGCTCCACACTACCGTGCCTGGCATGTTTCATCGCGCGCAACAGAAGTTCTTCGACCTGAACTTCATGAACTGGTGGACGGACCGCCTCAAGGGCGCCGCGGCCAAGCTCATGGTCGCCGAACTTGGGGATAATGCACACCTGGCATTCGACAAAATCAATCCCCAACTCAGGAACATGCTTGAGCTCTACGACATAAGTCCGGCGGAATGGGACCTCGTTCGTGCCACAGCGTGGGAGCCGAAGGGTGGGTATCCCATCGCTGGAACCAAGCTCATCACTGCCGATAAGGTGGAGACCATCCCGTGGGAGGCGCTCGAGGCGCTCGCCAGATCGAGTAAGCTTCAGCCGACTGTGGGGAACGTTCGTCGAGTGCGTGATGCCCTTGAGTCGAAGCTCCGCACATACCTCGCTGATCGCGTTGACTATGCCCTACCAACCCCTGGTGCGGCCGAAAAGAAGTGGCTCCATTTTGGAACACAGGCTGGGACTCCTCTAGGAGAGGGCCTGCGGCTGATTACGCTCTTCAAGTCATTTCCGGTCACGATCATTACCAAGATACTTACCCGTGAAATCCATGGTAGAGGCAATAGCGGCCCGGGCCAGTTCCTCATGAACGACCATGCCGGTAAATTCAATCTTGCCATGTTGATTGCCATGACTGGTGTCGCTGGGTATATCTCTGGAGCGATACGTGACATGCTTAAGGGACGAACACCAAAGAGGATCATTGACGAAGAGGGTTTTCATCAGGATGTGCTGACCGACGCACTATCACGGGGCGGTGGCCTGGGCATCATGGGCGATTACCTCTTCGCTGAGTATGATCGCAATTATCGTTCTGCTTCAGATGCGGCCCTCGGACCAGTGCTTGGGCAGGCCAGCACGCTTTTCGGAATCAAGTCCAGGTTTCAGCGTGGTGAATTCGAGGAGGGAATTGCTGAGGCAGGAAAATTCTTCCAGAATAACACGCCGTATATAAATTTGTTTTACATCCGACCAATCTTGGACTACTTTATTTTTTGGAATCTCCAAGAAATGTTAGCACCCGGATCTTTGGAGAGGATGGAACGTGGCATAGAGGCGAAGAACCATCAAGGTTTCATCTTTAGGCCGTCAGAAAGGTCAGAATGATGCGCGATAATGATGTGGAATTCGGCCAACTTGGCATGGACTGGATTACTGATGCTACCCCAGTTACAGGTGACTGGGTTGCCATAACAAGCATCGGAGCTGTTGATGCTGTATTCACAGTCCTCACACCAACATCTCGTTGCCGCGTTAATGGGGCAAACGCCAACTTGAACGGTAGGACGTTGCCTGTAGGACGCACCATCTATGGTCGATTCTCGACAATAACTCTTTCCGCAGGGGCTGTGGTGGCCTATAAGGCAAGCTTGAAGACATGAGTCGATTGCTGCTCATCTTGTTGTTTGTAGCCACTCTGGGTTGGGCACAGGTGCCTGTGACTGTGGCGTGGGACGCGAACACGGAAACCAACCTCGCTGGATATCGCATCTACTGGGGTAAGTCCACGCGATTTTACACGGACGTTAGGAATTGCGGCGACCGGACCCAGGTCACCATCCCGCTCTATCCAAGCGAGACATATTACATCGCAGTCACTGCATACAACACAGAAGGGATCGAGAGCGATTATAGCTCAGAGCTTGTGCATGTCGTGCGAGGCACTGCCACAGCACCAATTGCTCCACGTAGTCCGCGCATCATCAGTGTGACAAGCGTCGTTGAGCGTGCAAGCAGTCAAATTGGCCCCTGGACAAGTGTGCATGTGGCTGTTTATGAGGCACCAGAACCTGGCTTTTATCGCTCTCGTTTAACCATCTCACACTAATATGGCCGCAGGCGACATTTTGAGCGTTGTGATTCCCGCTGCTGGGAACATAGCGGAAATTACCATAGAAGGTAAAGGAACTGGTGGAACCTATGCGATGGGATACACCGGAAATAATGTTCCTAGTGCAGCTAAAGTTGTATTCACAGTAGTTAGTAAAGGCTTTGACGGTGATACGCCCACGACCAGGGTTCGGACGGTGTGGGGGACCAAATTTCTCAGGAAAGCTTATCCCAACAATGCGCAAGCGGATGAAACCGTGAGTGGCTCTGATGTGATTGTTCGAGTTCGATTGAGCAGCTTGATCTACGCCAAGGACAAGGTTGGTGGTGGAAACTCTGGAACCGATCCGACCGTAACGATATTGGCTGGCTTCTACACACAGGCTGGTGGTAATAATGCCGTGACCAATTTCGCCGTGACCAACAACTCCACCGTAGCCTATAAGAAGCCAAAGGCATTGGCAGCATGGGCGCAGTTCGAGCGCGTGACTGGGCAGCTCACCATGCGAGTCGTCGCCTATGAACGACACGCACAGCAACGCAAGATGGTGCAGGCTGTTAGGTTTGATGCAGTGGACGAGGGTGCGCACACAGCCACTGTTTTAGTGACCGATGGAACCATTGACAGCGCAATGGCAGATCACGGAAAGGTGATTGAATATAAGGGACAGGTTGCTCAAACCTCATTCACGCAAGGGGACGCCATTACCTGGAACTTCAAGATCTATCCATGGATCGGTGACGTTATACTTGACAGCAATGATGGGGTGAATACTGGCCTCCATCCGAGGTATTCTCCGCAGAAGGTGCTGTGCGACAAGAATGCGACGTATGGCGTGACGGTCGCACTTGTTGATCCCACTGGCAGCGATTCCGGCGCTAATACGGTCTATGATGAATCTGTATTCAATCCAGCTACGGCATATAAGTTTCTAACAATTGGAAAAGCAGCGTCAGCAATTGCGGCATACAACAACGCCAATCGGTCAAGGAACGACGTTGGTGGAGGAATCGTTTACCTCAACGCTGGAAACTATGCCTGGCTTGGTTCGTCAAATGCCTATGGTAACGTTCCAAAGGCAGTGATTACTGTTAAGCCAACTGCTGGCGTGGCTCGTTCAGCTGTTACGATAAACGCTGCTAGTGGCGACTCCGACATTAGTGATCGAGTAAAGATTGAGAACTGCACGATCACGGCGAATGCAAACAACACGTTTGCTGGCATCCTAGGCTTATGGTTCGATCAGTGCGACCTCAACACGAGTGGAACGGGCATCTTCAACACAACTGGCGGGGTGATGTGGTTCACGCACTGTTTAGTGCGACGCCTGGACCAGGGGATTCGTCCCTTCTCAACTTTCAATCTTGGAGCCGCGGTCGTTCGTGGTTGTGACCTAACAGGCTTCGGCCACTCAATCCTGCCATATCTTGTGGTAGGTAATAAGCGAACCACTGATTACGCAGCCTCTCAAACCCTTATCCTTGGCGAAATCACCGGGTCCGCTGCACCTTATCCCGATGGCTGCATTATTGCCTTCAATAAGTTCTATGGCTTCCGCCTTTCGTCGTTCGACATGATCACCATGGGCTCTGATGCGTCTCGCACACACGGGTGCTGCATCATCCAGAACATCTTTGAATGCACTCAACAGTCGGGTGGTGGTGCTCTTGGCTTCATCGGCGCTAGTGAGAGTGTTACTACAAATACACCACAGGATGAATATGACTTCGTCCACAACACGCTCATCGGTGGAAGAACTGGCTTCGGGTATAACTCCCTAGGCAGCACGTTGAAACACCGTCGTGGCTGGTCCTTGAAGGGCAACTACATAGACGCGTGGGGCATCAAGAGCGATTTGTTCGACGATGCAGTGTCTGATCCCGACGGTGCTCGTGTAGGTAACTGGGACCCGCTTTATGGGATGGATTTCTCTGGAAACATAAACCCGGAAGTTAGTAACATCGGATCAGACGGAGCCTTTATTTGTGAGTGGTATGGCGTGTATAGTTATCAAGCAAATACGCCACAGGCACACACTTATCCGATGTTCGTGGATCGTAAGTCATATAGTGGCATTGGTAATGGCGCGGGAGATGGGGACTATCGCACGCAGGTTGGTTCACCACTAAGAAATGCCGCCCCTGATCTCACTTTGCCATTTGACATAGACGGAAATCCTCGCACCGAAGGATATAACGACGCAGGTGCATTTACCTCACCGAACCTTGGCGGGGGCGGCGGTGGAGATGCCATAGATCTTGGTCTTGGATTAGGAATATGAACACACCAATACAACTGCCACCCCTGTCTGCATTGCAGCGTCGCATCTATGTCAGCCTATCTGGAGCAGGGCAGTTCACCTCGCTTACTCGTGCTCGTGATGCAGCTAGTGCGGGGGATGTGATCCATGTAGTGGATGGCACACATATCGTCACTGACGCCAATCTCGCTAAGAACCAGGTATCTTGGCACTTATACGGCGGAGTGGTCATCCAGGGCAGTAATAGCGGAGCTAACCCCGTGGGCCTATTCGATGATGAGGGAACCGCCATGGAATTTCGAGTAAGTGGGGAGGGGGACATCCAGTTTTCTTTTGGCCACGCAGGAGCTCCGCACAAGGGCGTGATTCGCCTAAATAATGCCAACAGTATGTGTTACGTTAGTGCGCGACGCATCAGGGCCAATGACCTGGGAGCCAATGATGGAGTTTCAGTCGCAGCCATTGCTGTCCTGAACTGCAAATACTCTGAATTCCACGTTGACACGCTCGATACTCCTGATCCGGAAGACGCAAATTCTTACGTCCTTGGCGTCTATTGGGAGAAGGGTGAGTGTCACGTTAATGCTAACATTATCTGGGGGCAGTATTACGCCGTGTGGTGCGTCGAGCCAGTTGCAGCCGGCACAACAAACCTCTATGTTAACGCGAACGTGCTCCGCTCAAGGCACAGGTCTCCAGTTGAAGTAACAAGCACTTCTGGAGGAACCACCTGGGCGACCTGGATTAAGCCACACCAGATCATAAACAATTCGTCCTTTTCAGCGGTGCAGTTCACTGGAAATGGTGGAAAGCTTTACATTGAAGGCGTCGAAAAGATTGACTCCACCCAATATATTGGCTGCCTCGTGCAAACTGGTGAATTCTGGATGCGTGGCCAAAAGATCACGTCATCTTCCCACGCCAATATACTTCTCACAGGTGGAAATGCCATCATTCGAATGTTGCACCTCGAAAATACCGGAACCACGCACCTTATAGAGTGCTCTGGCGGAACGCACGACGTTCAAGTCGCGCGTGCAAAGATTACTAACGGTAAGGGGATTGTTCACAGTGGTGGAACACTCCGATTCTCTGGACGTATCGACACGAGCAATACCAACTCTGCCACTAACAGGCCAGTTGAGGTTTCAGGCGCTGGCCTACAGCTGGTGGGAAGCATGCTTATTGCGCCAGCCCTTGCGGACGGTGTCTATGCTGGAGCAGCACAGAACGTCCAGAACCTGGGTAGTGGCACGAACCGCGCTCCCCACGTAAATGTAACGATTCAAGGCGAAGCTCTTGTCGTTAGCGCCCTTTATACGTAACAATTTCCCTACTGGGGTGAGCGCCCACAGTAGGGATTTAGCATATGCCAAACGAGATAACTGAAAAGACTCGGGTTCCACTGATATGGGCTTCTCTCGCCGTCACCGGTTGCTTGACCGTTTTATCGGCAAGCATTTGGTGGGCAGCTACGGTCCAGTCGAAGCTTGACACTCTCGTGGTTAGTCACGCGGCGATAAACATCAAGATGGATGAGCTCACGACGCATGGATCGCGACTCTCACAGGACATTGATAAGCGCCTGACGAGGGCTGAGTTCGAAATCGATAACCTCAAGCTTAAGCGCCCTGGATCATCCGCAAGAGGCGAGTAGTATCGAGCATTTCGGTCGCTACATCCTTCTTGTCCTTGAGGGCCTTCATTACCCGGAGATCAACCGTGTCCCTGCAGACTAGGTCATAGTAGGTGCACTTCTCCGTCTGTCCGATTCGATGATCACGATCCTCAGACTGGAGCCTATGCTCAAGCTTGAAGCTGTTCGAATAATAGATCGCGTGTGAGGCGACCGTAAGATTCAGTCCCTTGCCACCAACACCCGCGGTCCCAACCCACCACAGACAATTTGGGTCCCTCAGGAAGAATTCCTTGTTCTCTACCCTCGCCTGATTTGTCGTTTCCCCATAGTAGTCGATAGCATACCACCCCTCCTCCTTAAAGTGCTCATTCAGGGTTTCTTTGATCCAGCGCACCTCTTCCTGGAAGGCACACCAGATCAGGCACTTCTTCCCAATTCGTTCCACCAGATCTATGAGCGCGCCCATCTTGGCGTTCTCAAGGCGTATTGGCTGACCGTCATCGGACTTGACGTGACCCTGGCAGACCTGATGGAGCTTAGTGAGGAGGACGAGGCCATTGATCGCAGTGACCATTCCCTGCTTCAGGAGGAGGATCGCCTCAGTCTCGAGGCGCTCATAGGCCTCGCGCTGCTCCTTACTCATATCGACGTAAAGGACCTCGTATACCTTAGCGGGAAGGTCGAGGCACTCAGCCTTAGTGACCCTGGAAGTGAATCCTCGCATGATCTCACTTATTCGATCCAGGTTCCGATACTTAACGATCTTTTCGAGGGTGAATCGACCTATGGGTATTTGTATTATCTTATCCGCAATGTGGGCACGATACTCGGAAAATGTCTGGAACCCCAGGCGTCCCGGCTTGAGGAATTCGCAGATGGCCCACAGGTCGAGTGGTCCCTGTGTCATAGGTGTTCCCGTCAAGACCCGGCGATAATCCGATAACTTCCCAATAGCCATCGCCCCCTTCCAGCGCTTGGACTTGGGATTCTTGATGCTTGTCGCCTCATCGATCACGGTCATGGTGTAGTGGCTCCTCACGAACCTATTCGCAACACCAAAGCCCCGCTCAAAGGCGAGTGACTCCGTGTTCATGCACAGGATGTCGAGGCAGTCGTCCTGAGCGACAAGCATCTCATCAACAACCTTCGCATCCTTGGTCGGCATGCTTGAGCCCCAGTATGCCAACCTATGCGGGATATTTGGAGGCAAGTTCTTAACCACCTCCTCATAGAACCAGCTCAGATACTGTCCCTTATCCGAAAAGATCAGTAGGCCGTCGATCTCACACTTGGAAAAGAGGCGCGCCGCCGTATCTATGATCGGCTTACTTTTGCCAGTGCCCATCTCCCAGAAGAAGCCATAGTATTCGAGATTCCAGGTGAGGGCGAGCGCCTCAGATTGGTGGTGGTAGGGCTCAAGGACCGATAACGTCGGGCCAAATTTGTCAATGTCTTTTATCATGGCTATTATGCCTGTGGTTTACCTAGATTGTCACTAGGTTTCAAACCCGAATCCCTAAGGACCATCTCAAGGCTAATTGAATAGTCGTTTGCTACCCAATCCCCACACCAGTGCTTAAAGTCCGTTTCAGCGTGTGGAGGGCTATGGCGCCTGCATTCACCCCTTGCCGGGTGAGGCCCCTGTTCCCAAAAGATACAGGTTCTACACATTATGGGTCGCATCCCTAATTCACTCCTACCTTGATGCTTATCAGCAACGAAGGTTCGTTCAGTTACCTTTCTTATGGGATCTGCAGCGTCATCAATCATCATCATCCTCCGATCTTAGGCAAGCCTCAGTCATAAGTTCCAAGATGAGGTCGCAAGATTTCACGCAGCCATGCTCATCAAGAAGCTTCTCAAATATTGCGAGCTGAATCTCAACGCCTCCCAGTCTAATCGTCTTCACGAAGTAGGTGTTGTGCTGGATGGTCTCTCCCAGGCAATATTCCACAAATGCGAGAGGTGGTGAATGACAGGTATGTATGACTAAATCATTGCGTCGCCTCTCATGCGTCCTTCCATGAGCTGGTCCCCCGATCAACATGGTCCGAACTGTGGGACTGAGGTATTTCGATAGGTCAGCCATTCCAGATCCCATCGGGGTATTCCTTCTTAAGCGCTGCTAGATTACGATGAATGTAGGCCGCCACTGGACTTGTGCGGACCTTCTCACTCATCCCATTCGTCCACAGGTAATGGAAGTAGGACGCAGGAACATCCTGCATTGGCTTATCCTTATGTGCCCCGAAGGGCATCGGATCAGTGTCTTCAAGCATTCCTCTGCTCATATCGCATAATTCATCTGCGTCTTGGGCTCCACTATGAAGAGCCGTTCCCGAGCCCTTGTTACTCCAACATACCAAACCCTGTGCTCGTCATCAGGGGTTTGGTGGTATTCACGAAATGTCCGCTGGGCCATATCGGTAAAGATCACGACGTTGTCTGCCTCACCACCCTTGACGCCATGGATGGTGTTGATCTTGATGCGGGGCTCCTTTAACAGCTTCTCACCGTTCTTTAGTGCGGCTATGAAGTATTGACGTTCCTCGACAGGTATTCTATCGAAGGCCTCGTGCCAAATAGCCTCAGTGAGTAATCCGTAATTGGTTCGTAAATCCTGGAGACACACCTGCTGATCCTCTGGTGTTCGATCCAGCTTCGTCTTGGACCCATAGGCAACGCCCACCTTGACTGACATGAAGTCATAGACCTTCTTGGCGGAGGCGATCGATATGTGGTTCCCCTTCCTAAGATTCTCCCACATGCGAATAGCCTCGATGGTTGACGGCTTGACGGGAGATCCTAGCACGGACTCGAACACCCAGCCCGCTCGTATGCAGAAGCTGTTATATTCTTGTAGCAGGTATATGTTCCTACCAAGAAGTAGCCACGTCCCAGTAGACATGTCGATGTCGTCAAGGGTTCGAACGTAGTGGACCTCACCATCAACATCCCTCGGAGCCCAGGCCTTGGGTATTCGTGAGTCAACGCGACCAATGATCACGTCCGCAATCTCTTGGACCTTCTTAGGAACGCGATAACTCTGGGGGAGGACAAGCATATCATTGTGCGGATATTCCTGAAATGCCTCAACATCTGCGCCAGCCCACCTAAAGATTGCCTGGTCATCATCTCCCGCTATGTGAACCTCCTTCGCCTTGAATGCTAGTCGAGAGACCATCTTCCACTGAACCGTTGAGAGGTCCTGAGCTTCATCCACGATGAGAGCTTCGTAGTTAGGCATTTGCCCAGCCTCACAGAATCGATAAATCATGTCGATGAAATCGATCTTGCCCTGCGATTCCTTGTATTGCTTGATGGTTCGTTCAAGCCGCTCTAGTTCCCACCAGTATATATCCTCGTTAGGCAGCATTTCCCAATACTCCTTAAGCGGGCACATTCTAGCGCGGGCCATCATCTCAGTGAATAGTAATCGATCCCCCTTACTGAGCCCGGATAGGGTCCCATCTTCGTTGATCCCCTTGAGCGTTATGTGCAAACCAAGGGGTCCACAGATGGCGATATAGTCCTTAACTCCAAGCACCTGTGTTCGTTGAATCCCGAGCCTATTGAACGCGAGACTGTGCAGGGTCCTGAACCATGGGAGCTGTTCTGAAGTGAATCGAAACTTCTCCATGGCCCGATGCTTTGCCTCATTCGCCGCCTTCCTCGTGAAGGCAATGAAGGCAATATCTTCTGGAGGAACTCCACGACCAAGCATCTCATCAACGCGCCTGAGGAGTTCCGTGGTCTTGCCAGTTCCAGGCGGACCAACGACTAGTCTAGTTTTTTCCGCTAAGCTCACAAATCCTTTCTCGCAATTGTTTTGCGAAAGTATCGAGGTCCAACTGAGTCCGATGCCTGGCGTTTGGGTGGTGGCAATGCATGCGAACATACTGTGGCAGGCGAATCTCATGCTCCATCCTCTCAATCCTCTGCATGCCTTCGTAGGCTTGTCCGCCCATAGTCACGACCACCTTTGGGGCCAGCCGCGTAATCACGGACATCATGTGGTATATGTCCGGATCCTGTCTTCCACTCGCCTTGAATACAGGTTCTGGATTTGCGTTATCCCACCAAACCTCCTCGTAGAGGTGTCCGAATGCCTGCATCAGGCGTTTACCGCTCATACACATCGCAAGGATTCTTCGATGAAAGTCCTGGTCGTGTCGATACATGTCAATGTATCGTTGCTTTGTCCCCGGCTTGAACCAGGGGTTTTGCATGAAGATTACCGCGCTAGTATTTTGGCTCATATTTGTATGTCATCTCAGCTCCTGTGGCTGCGATCTTTCGTAGTAGCTCATATATCTGGAATATCTCATCAAGCTGCCTATGCCCTTGCAAGAACACGACCTCCATGTCCCCATGCAGGCCCTGAAGTTGCTGAGCACGAGAAAGCCAGGGAACTTCCTTCATGCTGATCTTATTGTTCATGCAGTAGCATTGGTATGATCTATAGGTGCCACAGATGAACTTCCTTGGCTTCTTGGTCGTCTTCATTAGAATGACACCTCCCCGCCTATCTTCGGGACATCGAATCCTTCCGATTGGCGCTTAAATTCCTTGACTACGTAGACGTTCACTCCCTTGCCCTTGATGTTGAAGAAGTCCTTATCCGCACCCCAGTCCCGAAGATACATGGCGATTCGATTCGCCTTCATGTCCTTAAAGCCTTGCCTAGACAGGTAGTCCAAGAAGTCCCGAAACCTGAAGTAGGTCGCACCATTGTTCGTCCAGGGTTTACCTAGGAGTAGATCGTCGTGGGTCTTGCCAGCCACACGAGAAGTGCAGAACTCTTCGAGTAATCCCTTGAGCTGTCCCTCAGGAGTAACTTCGGCAGGCACGTCAATGATGAGGACGTCCGCAAGAAGCCCCGCCACCAATTCCTGCCAAGTCTCACGCTTAGGAATAGCTGGCATGATGTTGAGGGCTTCCATGCATCGATTCTGAAAATGCATTGGGGATTGAAGATCATCGGTGGATAGTTCCAGCCTGCCACCACCCTCAACCTCCAGGAACCAGATGGGAGGTGAAGTTCTGAGCTTCGTGAGGGTTCCAAACTTGGGCATTCCAAGCGAGTTATTCCCCACGCCAAACTTGCATCCTCGACACTTAGCGGCGTTACAATACTGCTGAATCGGGGACTGCTTACAAGTATACGCATAGTCCTTCCTACCCGCCGACTTGATTACGCCCAGAACCTCCTCAGAGGTTAGTGGCGGGTCCATATAATTCGCATTGAAGTCTTCCACCAGCTTCTGCCAGTTATCGGGCTGCGCCTTCCTGGCATATACCGCCAAATTGAACAACCCATTGTTACGAGTTCCCTTAGGAAACCCCTGGGATAGCAAGTGTTGCAAGCATGGTGGACCACCCTCGAGGCGTTCGTCGATCAGCCTAATCGCTACTAGTTCATCCACCGTTACTGACCGTGACTTAGCATAGTCGATGAACTTCTCAAGACTCAGGGGTTTCGACTTGTCACCCAGACCGTAACGAAGGGTCTTCGCATCATCAAAGTATGGGAGATTGATCCACTGGCCCATATCGCCCCGTTCGACAAGAATCTTCGTGTTCTTTGGAAATATCTCGCAATTCCCAAATCCGAGGTATGCTGCAAATTCACGCATTCGCCTATGGACGAGTCCCGCGTCAGCAAAGTCTCGCATGAAGAGGAACAGGTGTGCGCCGCCAGACTTCGTTCGGCAGAGGCATAGGGGAATCTTGCTCGCGAGGACCCTGCGATTGAACGCATCAAGGTCGAAACCCTGATATATGTCTATGTCGAGTGCCGCGAATTTCACCTGGTTCTGCTCATTAATGGGAATGATCCCGATTCCCTGCTTTCCTCGCAAATGCTCACTTATCAGCTGCACTGTAACTGGGCGATTTATCGTGTAAGCTTCTCCCTTCATCTTGCCCGTGTCGTCTGGAATCTCATTGCCAGTAAGCTTATACACACCGTATGCCTTCGTGTAGCCCAGGAATAGGTTCATGAATTCCGCAGCTAACGTGTGCACGATTAGTTACGCCCCGTCTATCATAGGCACATGGCTTAAGGAAGCCCATGGCAAGGGGTTGCTCGTCCTGCCATGGGCTGGGAGTTACATCTTTGACGCAGCCGAATCTACCGGTATGTCGTCTTCTTGCGCAGGAGGCAGGGCGAGTCGCTGCTTACCAGCGGCGATCTGCTGTGCAAATTCCTGCGACTCTTGGATGAGGGTCATCGTCTTAACTGGATCCCCGAGCTCAATCTTCCAGCCCATCCAACTTCCCTTCGCGTTGGATTCCGGATCCGTGCTGATCGCATACTGGTGCGAGAACATGGGTGGTGTGTAGCGACCACGAGGACCAGTGAATTTGAGGTTCATCATGACGTTGAGCCATGACCTAGACTTCTTCAGCTGGGTGGATGTGAGGCTAATCACGGCCTTCTTGTTATCATCCGAGCCTGGAATGATTCCGAAAAAATAGCTCGTAGTGACGATGATATTCCCGTTGGGAAGAACGTCCTGATTCTTCTCATTGCGCTTCGTTCCCTGAAGCACCCCCTCATCAAGGTGCGTGTTCACGATACCACCACCCGTGTCTCGTGGACGCCACTCAACATACGCCTTCTGGTGGAAGCACGGGATGAAAATCATCGGATCCCCACCATACTTATACACGACCTCACGAGAGAGCGTGTTGGCAATGTCCCCGACCTCAGCGCCAGGAATCTTTTTCTGGGCGTATTGCGGGTTTGCCTTGTCCACTTCCGGATTACCCTTCTGGAGGATAATAAGGAATGGTATCCCCAGATCCGAAGAGTCCGTTTGTTCGAACCCCGTGACCTGAGCCTGACTCCAGTCGTATTCCACGGCTGGTGCTTGTGCGGGCGCTTGAGGCGCCGGTGCGGCGCTAAGCGCTCGCGACTTGGTTTGCTTCATAAAGTATCGTCAACTTCGTCTTCTTCCCCACGAATACCCCGAACAAATCATCGGGGATGTGTTTCCCACCCTCCTTCATCTCACGAACAAAGGCTCGCAGGGTTTGCCAATGGACGGAGTCCTTCTTATCGAATCCAATTCGATTCCGTCTGAGTATGCTCAACAGGCGCTTGACCTGATCCTGCTCCTTCTGGGTGTAGTTACAGACGACCTGCGTCTTGACTATCCCAGCGTGACCATTGTCTCGAAGCCACTTGAAGGCATTGAGCTCGTTCTCCTCCGAAATCTTCGCCGAATAGAAGTCATCGACCCGAAGTTTGGCGATGACCTCCTTACCCTTGAGGGTAAATTCCTGCATACCGACCTGCTCCATCCTCGCCGGGATGAGGACCATTTGAAGCTTGAGAAGCTCCTCCTTCTTTTCCTTGAGGCTCTTCTCCAGAAGTTCGATGCTCTTCTCTAGCCGATACTGCTGACGGGCTAGTTCGGCAATGGATTGGACGTCCGCATCACTGATGGGCGTCCCGGTTAACGGATTTAGCAGAATTTCATCGGTCATATATTAAGTATAATGCTCCGTGTTACGGTTGTAAACATGTAAATATCTATGCATTAAATATGTAGTTAACAAATTCCTGTCGCTTTGTCCTTACATCAAATATGGCTGCAGGGCATGCAACCACTTTTAAGTAGTTTCCATACGGCTGGACCTTAATGCCATCCCACGGCCACACAAGAAATATTGACGGACGGGTATAACACTGCGCGATCAAGAACACCACGCCACCAAACCCCGTCCTCTTGATACCCCAAGCATATTGGAATTTCCTGAGGAGGACACCCTGAGGAAGCTCCAGCTTCGCCTCGATCCATACCTCAAGACCCTGATAGCAGACGTTAATGTCTGGAACACCAAGGGCAACGCCATTCTCAACACGAAGAAAATCCCCGGGCAGAATTTCTCGCAACTTAGCGTAGAGCTCCTTTTCAGTCATGGCCCCTCGTATGGTTCAGGCGTCTTGTATGCCTCCTCACGCTGCTTCTTCTTGGGACGTGCATCTCGATACGGGGTTGTCCGTATTTGACGCATATAGTCGTCATACTGAGTAAGGTATCGCCTTGCTTCTGCAAGCTGATCATCTATCAACTTGCGCTCCGCTTCGTCAAGAACTTCATTAGCGATCCGATCATTAAGGTATTGGATGTCTCGTAGCGCGGCCCACTTCAGTTCCGACAATTCTTCCAACTTCGCTCGATACACACGTATGGGACGTCGCTTCTTATCTGGACGCCCAAACTTGCCAATCGGATATTTACGCTCAACTTTAACTGGCTCGTATTCGGTCATTTCCAGTGGTCTCCTATGGATAGATCCGCCACAATGGGGACCTTCATGTCAACGCAATTCTCCGCGATGTGCTGTATCTTCTTGGCCGTCTCCTCGTCCGGAACTCCATAGTCAATCTCATCGTGAACAGCCATGAATGGGACCAAGCCCATCTGATCATGGACTGCCAATATCGCAGACTTAACCATGTCAGCAGCAGAACCCTGGATTAGCGAGTTCAGGGCTTTGTGGGCACCATAGCGCGTCAGCGTCTCATTCGGCCACTTGGCTCGGGCGGCGTCTAAGTTGGGCATCGGACGCTCACCCTTCTGGAAGCGTGGCTCCCACATGTTGAAGTGACGCTTCCTACCGCACAGTGTCTGGACCCATCCGCGCTGATTCGCTAATCTGCTTGCCGTATCTGCCATCTCCTTAACGAATGGAACGTGTGCGTCAAATTTTTGGAGTAGGGCTTCCGCCTCTGCGACGGATACCCCGATCTTGGACGCCAGCTTGTTTTTGCCCATGCCATACATTCGCCCGAGCGTCATGTCCTTCGAGTGGCGCCGAGTTATCTGGGCGGCATTCGCAAGGAACTGGTAGATGTCCATCTTACGATCAGCCGCGTATCCATCGCGTGCGGCCTCAGCACCAGCCATCCCACAGATGAATGCGTAGTGGACCAGTATGCGGGGCTCCTGCTGCGAGTAGTCAATCTTCGCCCACTTATCCGGTCGAGCCACGAAGCACTTCCTTATGGCCTCGCCAATAGCATTAGGACGTCCATCTCGAAATTTGTCGGCGGGGACTTGCTGCGGGTTAGGATTCGCTGCAGCCATTCGTCCGGTTCTAGTTCCACCTTCGTCAGACATAAGCTGTCGCCATTCCGGGTGAACCTTGCCGCGAATCTGATTCCCGAATATCCAGTCATCGATAAAGGTCGAACGAAATCGATTAAGCTTTCTAATGTTTCCAACAGATCTAAGGAAAGCGTGCTCGTGCTCATCCGATTCCAGGAACTCTGACTCAAAGGACGGATTCCCCTTGGGCGTCCTGGGGTAGCTGATCCCAAGCTTGTCACATACAGCTGCCAGCTGATCTCCCGACCATACGTCCACATCATGACCGTGGTCTCTCCGCATTTGGACTCTAGCTTCCCCCTCACGCTCCTTAAGTGTCGCACTAAGGGATGCCGCCGCTTCAAGATCCACAGGAATTCCATTGAGTCGCATCTTCCAGATAAGAGGCAGCAGCCGTGATTCGAGCTCAAAGATCCGAAGTAGGTCGTCACTCTTAAGTCGTTCATATTGCTTCTCGAAAATCTTTAGTGGGGCCCACGCATCAAATTCTGCGTAAGACCCCACGTATTTTGAGTGAAGCTTCCATAGGCCCTCTTTAGTAGAAACGCCATAAGCACTCGCGGCTTCCCTCAAAAGTGTCTCGTCCTTGCCCGTGTCAAGATAGTCCTGACACAGGGTCTCAAGCTTATAGTTGCGGTCACGCTCCTCCTCGAGGATGGCTTCAGCGATTTGAACGTCGATGAGCCTGGACTTGGGGTTGATCGTAATTCCAGTCGACCACAACGCCTCCTGATCATATAGGAGCGACGCTCCAATGATCCAGCGCTCCTCCTTGAGTAGGTCCGTGAGGAACGCATTAACAGCGTCAGGATTCATGTTTCCCCCACCAAGGTGTCTGGTTGGGAAATACCACCTAGCATCATCTGTCGCGACACTCACGCCAGCTACGTGGGCATCACCGCGTATGAATCCTGGACCACGTTCATGGAGGTTCGGATCATTGGTCTCAGTGTCGAGGCCAATCTTCTTGACGCCCTTAAGATTTGGGAATCGAGCGGGAGGCATCCAATCTGAGGTTGGGGCGAACAACGTGCCGCACAAGCCCTCAGACTTAGTGGTGTTATATCGTCGCCTCACGGGATAACAAGCCTTGTTGTTGGACTCCTCTCAAAAGTCTTATTAGGCTCAACGATAGCGTTACCCAAATAATCCAATATGTCCTCAGGATGATTAAACTGAGTCAAACTATACACAACATCATCCTGTGGTGACCACTTCGCATTCATGCACTCACGCGCAACCATGCAGTGTTCCTGATAAAGGTGCTGGGACCCAGCGAAGATGGTCAGGTCACCTAGCTCTGCAATACACCCCTTCCCACGCTTCAGATTCACCATCAAGGCGACATACCACGTGATCATACTAAACGTGAACACGTCATACGGCCAACCCAGCCAAGCATCAGATGAACGCATCGTCACGTCCGCATGAATTATCGCGTCTCTAACGAGGAATTGAATCGTCAGGGTGCATGGGATGTTCTTACTGTCCCGTGGATTAACCCGCCAAAACGACATGACGGCTTGCCGGGTTAAGGGGTCCCGAATCAAGCAGTCCGCCACATAGCCAACCTGCTCCACAAACATCGGGCCATATGATCCTCTAAGGAAGATGCCATCATCCGAGAACCTCTCCCAATGCTTGCAATACTGCGCAATTTCCGAAACCCTGTTTGACCCAGACAGGGTCCATAAGGCTTCAGCGGCCATGAATCGATAGTTGAGCCCCCGAGCTGGCAGGTTGATCACTGGGCGACGCATGTTGATCTTTGAGACGTGGCCCATCACCTCCAGGGTTGGCTGTCCTCGAGGACTAACGTCCACACCAGTGTTGAAGAGGATCTGGAGCAGCCTCTTCCATTCCCAAGTTGCTGACATTGCGCTCATTCCCACCTCAGGATCATCTCAGCGACCTGCTGATGTGTCTGCTTATTCATGTCGTAGTGTGCGTAGTCGTCATCGTCCCTATGCTCCTTCCAGAACATTCGATAATCCTGCACCACGCGCCAGAAGTCAGCGTTGGTGTAGGCATGCTCTGGATTACGCTCCTTATCATGAAGTTCGAGGATCTTCTCATGGTCGCATATGATGTAAATTCCCCCGAGGATCTTGATTCGTTCTCGTACTGCCTCATAGGGAAATAGACCACGATAAGCGGGCCTAAATATGTTCGCATAGACATATTCCGAGATCCAAGACCTATCGAGGATGATTGGAGCACACTGTGGATTGTGTCGCAAGTTCCACTCAATATTCTCGATGATGTTGGCGTGGTATGCACCCATCCCGCCGTGGAGGTGACGATGGCCTGATGCATGCCAATATACGCCCCCTAGCCTGTGCACGAGATATTTTGCGAGCGTAGACTTGCCCGAGCAGTCGGGTCCCTCAACTATTATTAGGTTCTTCATCAGTAACTTCAGGTAGCTTGATCTTGGGTTTTGGTTCGGGCAGCCCCATGAGGTCATAGAGTCGAGGCACCACCCATCCGGGCGGCTTGATCACGTCACAGGCGAACCCCTTGCCATCCGCACCGCGCTTGCTGTCTGACCCATCAGGCTTGGCGCGAACTTTTCGCATATTCGCGTCATGAACGCGCACCCAGCCCTCACGAAACGGGAATCCATGCAAATGGGCAGTTCCAAGGGCAAAGTAGACGAGGTCGATCAGCGCGTCGAATTGCTTCTCGAGGTCCTTTGCCACAATAGCCTCAGCATATTCGCGAAGCTCCTCATCAAGGGTAAGTATTCGATGCTCCTGGGTGTCCTCATCAAGGAATCGAGGTGCTCCCTGATATGCCAGCCCGAATTTGTGATGAAACTGCGCGATGTCCCCAAAGAAGTCAGTTGGTTGGTTTCGGAGCTGGATCGCCTGAAGCAACACGCCTATCGCCTGAACTATCTGCCCCTCCACTGATAGGGAGTTGCTGTTCTCCTTGACTGTTCTCTGGAGCCGGCTTAGGATCCGCTCCAGCTGCATTGGTTCGATTTGTATCATAAGTTATTTCGTCCTCGGCAACTGTGATTATCTGGCCCGTGGTTAGGCTGTGGCACGCGACCATCTTACCTGGGAGGCGCATCAACATCTCCACTGCGTGATAAGTTTCAATCGTCACATCCCCCTTCGAGGTGTGTATCGTCCTATCGGGTGCTTTCCAAGTTCCAGTCACTTGACGGCCTCCCTTAGGGTTTCCCAATTCTCAGACGAAGTCCAGGGGGTTTTGCAGGCATCCAAGTCCTGAAAAGTATATCGTGTATGTTTCGGCTCAAGTCCTAACTCCCACAAGCAGTTCCGTGACTGCGCTGGAAATAGGGGTGCAAAAACACATGAGAGAAAATTCACGTCGTAATAGCCACGTAAGCTGTTGAACAGCTCAGGACTTATTCCTCGTGTTGATAGCCCCTGCTCATAGTCGCGTATTGATGCGAATGTTCCCCATACGCCATTGACGTGAAATCCAAGGGCAGAGAACACAGCTCCGAGCGCCTCATACGTGATCTCGCTCACGTGGTTGGCGGCCAAGTCCTGGTGGTTGTAGCAGGGGGTGGAGAAGAATAGCCGCGCATCCTTGGTCACGAGGGTCTTGAGATGTTTCAGCATCCTCACCATGTGCTCGGGCTCGACGTGCTCAAGCACTTCGAAGCAGGTCACCCAGTTAGGCTGACCATCAGGAAAATTCTCGGGAATGAGGTCACAGAAGTCCGTCCTCTCATACACTGTGAGGGGGAACTTCCCGGTGTGGAAGACCTCCATCGCCGCGTCCTCTACTGGCCCGTAATCAACCCCCACATATTGGCGTGGGTGTAATCGAGACGAATATAGAAGTTTGGCGAGGGGGAGTTCCCGACCACATCCAACATCAAGCAGGATGGCTCGCTCATAGTTGCGCTTGACAGTGATTTCGCGAACAACGTGCGACCAACGCATGCAGTGGGCGATATAGTCCCTGTGGATGAATCCCCGCTCTTCGGCGGTATCAAGAGATAGGTAAGTGGTGTCGACGGCTTTCTTTCGTGCATTGCTCATCGAGGCCTCCCATTTCGAGGACGATAATCCCCGCCCCCGGGGCGAATAACTGATGGAAGCTCCGTCCTAATGTCGGCATTGAGGACGTTGGCTCCGTGGAGGGCAGCCACGATCTGATCGCGAAACTCCTTGATGCATTCAACGCATCGCTGATCCGAAAGTTTGGCGAATTTTAGCACGAGGTCTCCGCCCGCGTGCATGCCCTGCATGAAGGCCTCGCGTATCTTTCCCACTCGTCCAAGGTCCAGGACCTTGCCCTTAATTTTGTGGGTATAATACACCTTCCAAAGTTCCTCCGCCCAATTTTGTTCAGCCATATATGATTACTTTCAGGGTGATCAGCCAAAGTATCACGGTGCAGAACAGTAGTAGTTCGACAACATGGTCATTGGCTGTGCTCAATAGTGACAGTATATATCGGTAAAAACGGGTTGTAAACTTGAAAATTTTCATTGGTTCAGCGTTACGGGATTATGGGCCAACAACACAGTCGTGGTGCATCGCAGTGCACCCACAATGCTTACAGGTTATTGAAAATCCGAGACCCACTCTAATGTATGGGCCATTCCAATTGTGGTCACAGTCTCGTTTCCAGTGCTGAGGAATACAGACCTCAAACAGATCCTCTTTGCATCGACCAGGACCACCACATGTATATCCACACGCACACCGACAATTTTTATGGTGCTTCCTACGCCAAGCCACCACCTTTTCCCAGAACCAATAGTAAATAGCGTCTTGAACTAGTAACAACCTCCAGCGTAATTTTGTCATGTTATTTCGTAGTGCTCCCTAACCTGTGACCACAGCTGACGCATTAGCTCCCTGCCATGGGATGCGCGGGGCTGGGATGCTCCAATGAGTGTATAGGTGAATACCTTGTCAGGCAGCCACTCAATCCTGTAGGTGAGGTTATCGCTCGTGCCATAGTGCGTCACTCGCGCCTCAGCGATGAACTCCCCAAAGTGATACTGGCCCAGAACTCGAGTCATCACCAGTCCTTCGATGCCAATTTAGCGGACCGCCCCGGGCCAAGTGGCTTCTTTGAGGGTGCGAACTTGATATGCTCCTCAACCTTTCCCTGGGCGTATCGCTTCTCCCACTCAATCCACTTCTGATCGCGAGGCTTCACATCAACGCTACGAATTCTTGGCTTGGGCTTACTCATACGACATGTCCTCCCTATCCCTGAATCCAAGGAACGTGGGTATTCGTGGCAGGTGGAGTCTCCCATGAGGCTGGTGACGATACTTAACGATCCTACCCATATGGTTGTTGCGTTCCGCCCATATCAGGTCGCGTTGTGTTTGTGTAAACCCAGTGCCTATGCAGAACTCAACTCCAGCGTGGTCACGAACCTTTAGCGCCCCAAGCGTCCCACCTGGAACCATGTTCTCCTTGTGGGAGCTCCGCTCCTGATATCCGAGCGCATTACGCTCAGGCTCGTTCTCATTGCGCACCAACTCCTCAAACCCTATGACCTCGGCTTCAGCATCCTCGAACTGCTTAACCTTCAGGAGGAGTCTTTCCCGCAGAGTGGATCTACCAAACTTATAGTGCCCATGCATTGACCTTAGGATCAACCCCTCGTGGCCCTCGGTCCACGCCTCTTGCGTCATCGCATGCACTTCATCGGGATTGTGTAGTGTCCGCTGGTTGAGGAACCTAACGAAATGGTGTTCCTCCTTCAGAGCCCTGATGCACATATCTTGAAGCCTAAGCAGCCGTTCACAATACGGGGCCCTCTCCCAACTATCAGGGACCCAGTCAAAGACGTTGTAGGTGAATTCCGGAAATCCATGCCTCGTCATGAATGCGGACTGCACGGCCTGAAACCCGCCCACACACATCAGCTCCCCATCAAACCCTGGCGGAAGTTTGGCCAGTTTGTCGCGAACATGGGCATTTGGGAGGATCTTCAGGGTTCTGGTGAGGGGCACGCACGAGTCTCCTGGTGGTGGAACCAGTGCCGCACAGTAGCACCTTATCCCATCAAGCTTAAAGCTCCCATATAGCGGGTAGGTAAGCTCATTGATGTCGTCCGCGTTAACCGCAAGCATTGGTCGGAAGTTAGAGTTCATAGCGATTTGATGCCACAGACATCACATTTGTATTGACTTACCATAGTTCCTACTCCGGTCGCTCTGGTTCCTCGATAGATTCGCCCAAGCCACGGGCCTGGACGTCCTCAGTTACTTCGACTACCGAGTATGGGTGTTCCACTAGGTATGCGAAGAGTTCGCTGATGAGCTCCGGGCTCGCCAGCTCTTCGCCAGTATTGTTTCGCTTAACGCGGATGTTGAAGTATTGCGTCATAAAAAGCTGAGAGTCATGAGGGGACCGTCGGGTTTGGTCCAGCCGCTTGTCCCGAACCACGGCTTTGTGCCGGTGTAGGTGTACAGTTCCCACACTATCACACTTGACTTCCTCATGACCCCAGTAAATTAGATCTTATCCTCACGCTCCTGAATATCCTTCGCCTTCTTCTCCAACTCCTCCTGAGTAACTCGCCCAGCCATGAACTCCTCGACCACGTTCAATTCATCCTGAATCAGCTGGCTGAGCCGCACAATGCGAGCCGGCTCCCAGTGTGGATTCGTCACGAGCGCCTCAATCTTCTGCGCACGTCGATAAATGTTCCGCATCATTCCCATAAAAGTAAGGAGTGGGACTGGGCCGCCACCGACGAGAGCACGTAACTTGCCGCGGTCGAAGACGTGCTTTTCATAGAACTCCGTGGCTCATTCCACCCGCCCACTCGAAAATATTGAAGCGAGGGGCAGGACTCGAACCTGCATGGATTGGATTTATGTGGGTGATACCCCGTACGTGGGTCCCAATCCTGACACCGGCCTCGGGCCCATAGCGTCTACCATTCCGCCACCCTCGCATAAATCAAGATTCCTCCGCTATTTGGGCATCTATTCCCGCTTTGAAGCATGACCACCATGGAAACCAATCGTCAGGCTCCCCGAGGCCTATGTTTTCCTCAACAGCATAATCCTCAAACGCAGGCCACAGGCGATGCGCCTTTGCTTCAGCTATTAGTTGTTCATCCATAGTAGCAATATATCACAGATGATTGTATCCGTAAACAGAGGAGTGGCGTGATCTCACCTTTGTGGATCACGCCACTCGTGCTGTTGACGGGCTACGCGCCCTCGACGAGCTTCACCATGCCGCGCGCAACGATGGCCTTCTGGTAATAGGACAGGATGCGACCCTCGGGCTGACGGGTCTGGATGACGCCCTTCATCTTCGCCACGAGTTCTTCGCGCGTCAGGCCCTTGTCGCCAGCCGCTTCGAGGATGTTGCAAATGCCCTGCGCCTGGGGCGGGAGCTTCTTCCCGTTGGAGTCGACGCCCTTCCCGTCCTTCATGACGCGAATGAATCGATCCTTCGCCGCTTTCTCCTCCTTGGCTGCCTTCTCGGCGGCCTTATCCGGCGCGGCTGGGGGTGTTACTGTGGTTGCCGGGGCCTTCGTGCCCTTGGCTACTGGAGCTGCCATACGTTACCTTTCTTTTGGTTTGTTGTTGCATGAGTCACCGAGAACGTGGATGGGATACTAGCGCGATGTCGAGGAATCCGGGGAAGGCCGGACACATGGCGGTTTTCTGCCATCCACGTTGTCGATGACTCATAATCCGCATACACTATAGTGTGCAAAAACTCATCTGTAAACTTGGAAATGCTCTTTCGTAGCCACAAACTATGGCCCCTCCTGCACGTGATCCTCCACCCAATCAGCTCGTGGCATCTCATCCTCGAATGCCTCCTGAATGTAGCACGACTCATAGTGCCACCACCAATACAGGGTCATCCAGAGATTTGCCGCCCACCTCCATGAACACGCGAACATGGGAGTGTGCCTCCTCAGTAGGGAGATCGGGGTCCTCCTCAGGCTCACGTGGTAGACGCACCAGAGCTTCACAACCCAACCTCGAAGATGTGCCAGACGAGGGAGCCCTGCTGAACTGTTCCAATAAACTTCAGGTCACAATCCAGTGGATATGGTTGCCCAGTCCCAAGCGTGATGAATTGTCGTCCGACGCGAGGTTTTTTCGTATCCACGATCGCCCACAAACAAATAGTGCTGACCTGAACCTGCGTCGACAAGATCTTCGCATCTTGTGGCATCTCAATCACCTGCTCATCCACATCAGCGAGTTCAAACTTCCAGATGGTAAACATAGTTAGTTGGTTAGTTGGTTCTCTGGTGGTCGTCCCTCCACAACCAATTGCTCCACCATGGTCACAGAGCACCTCAAAATCGTCTGCTGTTGCATCTCTGCCACTCTCACGCAGATCAGGAACGAGAGTGTCCCTGATGAAGCAGAGCTTGTCGTTCATTGTCCGCAAGGGTGTATTTCACCTCGCACCTCCCACCCTCTTGAAGAGGGTCGCGTAAAGCTCGTGTCCGATTTCCGCGCAATACACCTTATTGTTGTATGTTCCGCCCACATGCTGCACTCGCATCACTGGACCCGTTGGCTTTTCCGTGACCTTGTCACGGAGCCTGACTCGATCCCCCACCCGAATGTCCTCCGGATTGAAGGTCCGATTCAGGGGTTCCCGGCTGTCTCGCTGTTCGTTGCTCATAAGATTTCCTCATAAGGTTAGAAGTCCACTTCCACTCCCGTGTAATTACCCGCTACCGCGAAGAATCCCATGTTGTAGAGGACCTCCTCGATATTCTTGCCATTCCCCTCTTCAGCAAGCTTTCCCATCCTAGTAACTGCTGCCCTGAACTCTGTTTCAGAGGCATTTGTCAGCACTACGAGGTTATTTGGGTATATGTAGAGTCGATATGCATGCAGTGCCTCCCATCCGGGGTTCTCGATATCGACTTGATTTTCTTGTTCTTTCACATAAGTAACATATCACGGGATGCATATCAAGTAAACTGCATAGTTATGATCCATTTATCATTGTGGCATTACGAGTCGTCACGCAATGAACCTTTAGGTGGGCCGCATGGCCAATTAGGGTATATAATTGAGTGCCCAATTTTGTCCTGTGGTAACACATCTTCCAGTCTGTTTCCCTCGCTGTTGCTCAGAAAACAAGCGGTAAGCCGCACATGCGGGCCGAGTCCTGGAATGAAGAGTGGCGGAGTGGTTAGTTCCGCCATGGTGAAGGGAGAAGGTTACTTGAGGATCTTATGCCGGAGAATTTGGCATAGTATCCACAAGCATAGGGGAATGAGGAGGGTGAGAAGGAGCCAGATTCGTGATGCGCGTTTACGACTCATATTTGGTGGATTCGATGCGAATTAGTTGTTGAATATAGCGTTCGGTTATGTCATCAACTAATTCATCATGTAGTCGTATGGCTTTGGTAGCTCCAAGTTGTTTGTGCATTTCGTCAAAGAATTTTTCGGTAATGGGTGGAGGGCCTGGTTCGACGGAAATTTTGATGTGATTATTTTCGACACTGATGATTTGTCCTGGAAGAATGATTGTGAGAAAAGCTTTATTTTGCATATTGTTGATGCGAAGGGTTAGTGACTTCCCCGTTCGCGTGATTGGCTAGTTGTGGGTGATGAGTTTGGCCTGGATGAGTTGCGGTCGATAGTATTGGAAGATTCTCCAGGGGTCTTGTCGGGTTTTGAGTTCGGCAGCGCGTTCAATTATCTTGGCTTTGAGTTCGGCTTCGGTAATTTGGTGCTTGTCATTCATGGATTCTTCGAAGATTTTGAGGCATGCCATTGCTTGGGGAGTTTTGAGGTTTGCTGTGGTAGCTTTTCCGTCAACGAAGACTCGAGTGTAGACGCGTGAATCGAGTGTGGATTTCTTGCCAGAGGACTTGGCATCTTTGGTGTGGTCGATGGCGAGGGCGCACCATTTGTGGTAGATGATGACGGTGGCTTCAGCACGGTTTAGCTTGTTGGGGATGGGTGCGTTGAAGAGTTTTTTGTGTTCTTCTTCGAGTTGTGGGAGTTGCCATTGCTTGTCCTGTTCGAGGGCATCCCAGTCGACGTAGCACATTTTGATGTCCTTGTCGGTGAGGGTGCAGTCCTTGCGGCTTAAATACTTATGCCACTTGGGGTCGCTGCCCTCGGGAAAGATGAGGCAGAGCTTGAGGTTCTTGTTGTCTTGGTTGAGGTCGCGATAGATTTCGGGACCTTGGTATTTGGTTGGTTTACTCATGGTGTGTTTTGATGTAGCGATCAATGTGATCGCGGTTTATTGTCACGTGGTGTGTTATCGGAGTCGGCTGTGACTTGACCGGCTTCGAAAGCATTTTGATTTGGAAAGTGATTTGTATTCGATTTATGAGGATGCAGATTGATAGTAGCGTCTTCATGTTAGTTGAGTAGGAAGTGGGTGATCCAGAGGTGGTCTGCTGTGTGGTGAATTAGGTCGATTCGATATGGCTTGGGGAGTGGTGGTTTGAAAAGCGCGATCCAAAAGTTGGATTGTATGTCGAAGCAGAAGCGTGTTCCGTCTTCGCTTAGGGTTTGGGTGCACCAGTCAAGGATGCAGCTACAGTGTTCTGGGGTTTCGGTGCAGTGACACGCGTATTCGTCAAATTTGGCGTCGTTATAGAGCTTGTGCATGATGAGGAGGTCTGGGAAGATGGTTTGGGGTTTGGCCATCTTTGTATCGTATATTGCGATCATAGTGTTGTAAACGGGTTAAATTTTAGTGAGTGCGTATCCGAGTGGGATGATGCAGTCGTATGTGTCAATGAGGAGTGCTTGAACTTCTGATTTGGTGTCGGATCCTTCGAGCTTGATGATTTGCTCTTGGACGTATTCAGCGATGTTGTGCTTGAAGTCCTGGTGTGCTTTTGCGAATGGTACAGTGGTGATTGGAGCTTGGATGTCGATTACGATATTTATGACGTGTTGCATATGATTATTCGAGGGTTAGGAATATGAAGCAACCGAAGCGACGCTTTGTGTATTGCGTCCAGCGTTGAAAGAATTCGGAGCGTGCGAGGTGAATGTTGGGGTTGTTTACGTTAAACTTGTCGAGGTCGTTGGTGAGGGGATATTTGTTGTTGCGTTTATCGGTGATGGTGGCGTGTTGGAGCGATACAGTGTAGGAGTTGTCCTCTTCTTGGTCGACGTGTATTTTACCTTGTATTTTGTATTTTGGAGCTTCCCTCATCATATCGTTCCTTTTTAAGTAAAACTACAGACACGGTCAACGTGAGGAACGAACGTTGAATTTTGGTAGAAGATCCTGTGACAATAAGCCCGGCTCTTCATAATGGCTTGTTGGCGCAGGATGTTCGTAGCAAAATAGTGTGTGTAGTTTTGGGAACGATATGATGAGGGAAGCGAAATGGTGTGCTTGGTCCTTATATAGGAAGTGTGTTCGTAGATGCATAAGAGGAGAAGCTTATTAGTCCCTGATAGGGTTTGGAGCTGGTGTTAAGTTGATATTTACGAATATTATTCGGATAATAAGTTGTAAGTATATTCCAGTCAATTACTTAGGATGTCGGTATTGTGCTATTATTAGAGATATTGGTGTAGGATAAAATGAGACATGATTTTTGAGTGATCAATTTTTTAAAAAGGTCAATAACTCTAATAACCGTAATAACTCGTTCACGGCCCTATATAGAGGACATTGTATTAGGGTAATATACGGGGTTAATAACGCCAATAACAGTTTTGGAAACGATTGATTGTTTTTGGCCGATTGGTGATGGATGAGGGGTCGATGGTAACATGTGTCCTGAATCATAAAAGGTCAATTCGGGTGCTAGTTGGATGAGCTCCGACTCATGATCGCGGCTCCTCATCGCATATCAAGGGGTTCGTGCTAGTCGGCGAGCGCGTCAATAGCCAGGAACCCCATCGAAGATTCACAAAACATGGGCCCAGGGGGTCTTTTCAGGATCATCATCATGGGGAAACCAACCTAAATTCCTGCCTCGTCATTCCTAGCAACCTGCGATGCGGATAAATCTGCAAGTTCTAGGATTTACGATGCGGATGACCTGCGATCCAGGAAAATTTTGTGCAAGTTATTAGATCCGTAATATGCCATAAGCACCTCCCTCAGAACAACTTAGGTGGCCCCCGAATTGAGGTTATTAGTTCAAGACCCTCGACATCCGCGCCACTTATCTGTTTACAGAAAAATTTACCGACATTATGCTCATCACGAGCAACAAAACGTGGGCAGCACCCCACATACCAGAAAGGTCATATGAAGGTCCGAATAATCGCGACGCTGTCCATCGTCGCAGCAATCACGCTAATAGCCCTGTCCGCCTGCGCGCCCCTCACGTATAAGGCGCCCGTGTCATCCCCAGTAGTCAAGTATGTGCCTCCGACGCCCCTGCCTGATGGGACTGTGTCGCCAGGCTATTACGCAACAAACTGGGTCAATCACCCAGGCACCCTGCCAAACGACCAACTGATCACGGGCATCAACCAAACCCTGAATACCATGGGGCCCTGGGGATCGCTTGCTGCATCAGCCTTGGCGCTGGGGGTCGCGGGCTGGTCGAGATATCAGAACACGCGCGCCCTCACGAAGCACATTGAGGATTCCCACACGGACGATGGCAAGTGAGAACGGCCGTTCTAACAGTTGAAGAGATCCGGCAGCGGGAAGAGTGTCTCGCTGCCGGACGCCCATGGCCTCCAGCACAGGAGCACATCGCTGCATTGGGGACTGTGGACCGCCTCGAGAAGGAGAATCAGGAGCTCCGAGATCAGGTCGAGCGCGAGCAGCGCTCTAGGAAGCTGACGCCAGCTGACCGCCACAGGACACTTGATGAGATCTGCAGGAAGTATGGCATTGAGCCAGCCGAGGAGCTCATCAAGGCCACACTCGAGATGAATTCGGACGGCACTCCGAAGCTGTCCAACGACCAGCGGATCAAGATCTGGACGGAACTCCTACAGTATCGTATGCCCAAGCTTAAGTCGATCGAGGTTCAAGGCACTGTGGACCACACCCTCACGGTATACGTCAAGAAGTTCGGGGACATCCAAGAGGGCCAGGTTCGCACGTTCGACCTCAACCCCAAGCAGATAGGGAACGGATGACGATAGAGCTTCCATTCAACTATACGCCCAGGGTATACCAGATACCTGCGTGGACCTACATGCAGCAGAATATCCCCGGGTTGAGGGGATGTTGTGTGTGGCATCGTCGAGCAGGTAAGGACCTGATGGCATTGAATCTTTGCACGTGCAAATCCCAGGAGCATGTGGGAACTTATTGGCACGTCCTACCCACATATAAGCAGGGC